CGTACACAAGCGAAGCGGATGTCCTACTGAACATCGAAATGGTGCAACTTGTGTCGTTCACGATTCGCGGCTCCGCGCAGGCTGAACGGCAACCCCGCAAGGGGTCATTCTCTCAACGCTCACCACGAAGACTGGTACACGAATCTCAAGGCTGTGCCGGGGTGCGGGGGGTGCAGCCCCCTGCATAACCCATCAATGAAATTGACCGCCGGAGGCGACAAGTCGCGAAGCGAAACTTCTTGCGATCAACCTGAAAAATTTCAATTCGTTGTGCTTAGTTGGAGCGCATCTTCTCAAGCGATTCTTTCTTACGCTTCATTGAATCCAACAATTTCTCGCGCTTGGTTTTTGGCGCATCGGGTACAAGTTCAAGTGCTCGCATCGCATATCGATACAGCGAGTAGAACGGAATGCCACCCCACTGGAGGATGGCAAGACTGCTGCCAATGACCATAGCCGTCTGATCAAAGCGTGTTGCGTTTTTCTTCATTCCGCTCTTTGCTTCATTCACAACGTCTTGAGCCGGACTAACAACCAGTGGCAAGAACGACACGCGCTCATACACAATGGATGAGAAGACGTTCGCAAACACAATGCCAATATAGCCCATTGTTGAAGACATGACATCAGACGCTATTTGTGTTGGCACTGAAACAACTGCCTTCTCCCACCATGTTTTATTGATTTCCTTCTGGTCTTCTTCGTCATCGTCTCCACCAAGAATCGAAGCGATCATGCTGAAGACCTTCGCCGCAACAATGGGTGACAACGTAGAGATCGTTGTGCTTGACACGATGTTTCCACCAACAGCAAACGCTGTGCGTGTGCGATTGCCTGATAGCACGGCTCGTCTGATCTGATTGCGAGCCTTGATTGGATCGCTTGAGAATGGGAAGAACACGCGCCAATTTGCATTCCCATCTGTGCGACTAGTCGCGGCAAAGAATGAATCATCAAACTCATCGCTGGCGTTCTGCGTCTTGCGGAAGTCACGCTCTGCCCGGTTCGATGCTTCGGTCAGTGCGTCCGTTCCAGTCAACAGACCCTCGTCTTCAACCTCTGCGAGTCGAGCCTCGACAGCAGCGAGCATGATCTGTTCGTCCGCGTATCGCAGCATATCGATCAGTGCCGACAACGCCATTGTGCTTGCGCGGTTGGCATCACCCGCCGCATCGATTGCGTCTGTGATCTTTCCAGCCGCTAAGTTTGCTCCGGTTGCGCGGAGGTTGTCCCGCATGGCAGTCAAAGCATTGCCAAGTTGAGCACGATCCTGATCACCAAGTGCTCCGCTAAAGATGGACTTCATCTGCATCTGATGACGGCGCGAGAAGTAACCATTGACCAAATGAATCTGGTCAACGCGACCACTCCAAGTACCGGGAGTGCGAGCGTATCGAGCAGCGCGAGCAGTGCCACGTGTCCACAGTGATAGCGGTATCTCCGATGACAATCGGATTGTTCCGCCAAGAAGAACCTTGGCGATAGTGTTTGGATTCAACGCCAACTTTGCCCCCGTCACATTGCTTGTAACCTTGTCGATCAGGGCTGGCTTTGTTCGTGCTGTTGCACCAACACCGTTGGAGAAGATTGATCGCACACCACTGGCTGTGCCTGTTCCAAGTTGATCATCAATACCCTTGACTACCTTGGGGTCGTTGAGCACAGTGATCGCATCCCGATACGGCTGCGCCATGTGGATCATGTCGAGCGCAACCTGCATATGCCGATCCATTGTCTGCACCATGTCGGTGTAAATCAACGGTGCAAAGCCACCAGTACGGGCATTGGCAAACCCAACAGCAGTGAGCGCACCACGAACAGCCGCACCAGCAGCAGCAGAAAGGTCTACCTTCTCTCCACCAGCCGCATCCTGATTGCGAATGCGGGGGTAGTAACGAGTAACAATCGGGGGCTGATCGCCCGTCACTTCCCAGATCGCCTGCATTGCTCGATCACGGATCTGCGTTTCCAGTATGTCCTTCATCCGCTCAATCAAATCACGCTGTCCAACTGTGAGGTTGGCGCGTAGGTTGCGGATGTCATCACCCGATGGATACAACGTCAGAGTGGTAGAGGTTTCATTGAACTGGATGCCCTGCTTACCTGCATTGGTTCCATCAAACAACGCCAATGTTTCTTCATCCATCGCCGCAATCGACATGGCAATGCCAAGTGGGATCGTGACATTCTGACCGCCTAGCGATACCGTCACCAGTTCGGTCGAGCCATCACCATAGCCGCCGTTCTTCAGGCGGTAGTCATCCACGCCTTCATAGCCAGCCGCTATCAACGCAGGCTCAAGATCGCGCATGATGCGAGCGTGTTCCAACGCCGCCTCGCCCTTGCCTGCCTGCGCAATGCGAAGCAACTCGTCAATAACACCATCTTCAACGCCTTCAAGTTCCAAAGCCAAGGTGTAGATGTCAGAGTTTGCACGGCTCATCTTGGAGATCAGCGACAACTTCGCAGCCTGATCAGCGCGAGCGCGAGCCGCCATGACACGCCGACCCGCCATGTTTGCAAGAATGCGCTGAGTCAAATCAGCGTAACGAGCAATGCGTTGGTCGCGTTCCGCTACGAATTCAGCACGGTCAATGTCATACAAGGCAGTTGCATTCTCAACCTTGGTCTGCGCATCCAACACACGTGAGTACAAGTCAATCGCTCCAGATAGCGTGACTGGACTTCCTTTCGCAGTGACCACCTTTGCCTGACGCTTGCGATTGTTCGCATCGCGCAGCACTACATTGGCTTCATACAGCAAGGTAAGAATCTGTCTACGTGCAGACACCTTCATGCCGCGCTTGTTCATCCTCTTCGCGGTACGAGAAACCAACTTCAGTCCTTCGGTTGCCTGTGCATTGATGGCAATGCGCACTGCTTCAATGGCAACACGGTTCGCTTGCGCAACTGTCGTAGCAGTAGCGGCACGGTTGGCAAGTGTGCCACGCAGGTTCGCCGGGATGGACAGCAATGCTTCGGACACGATCTTGCGGATGATTCGATTGCGCTCTGCAACATCATCAAGACGGGTGTTCATCAACTCGCGCAGGTTGAACAACTGGTTTTGCAAGGTGTCTTCACGCTTGCGCATCTTGGCAAGGATCTGTGCTCGACCCTGCATGATGCCCTGCATACGTCCCTTGTTCAGACCCATCGAGTACGCAAAGTTCACTGCGCGTTGAGCAGCGCGAGCGTCATTGCGGACAGTGGCTTTCAGTTCGCGAACGCGGCGGACAGAGATGTCGAGCAGCGATTCAACACGGGCAAGGCGCGTCATCTCTGGCTTCAGGGTCTGTTGCCCTGCCACCTGACCTGCAACCAACCCCTCATTGCGACCGATCCGATACGCCCAGTCAATCGCTCGCTGGCTAGCAAACTTCTGGAACCGTTCAGACTTCTGGAGTTCCTTTAGTTTCTCCTCAGCCTGTTGACCACGCTCAAGGTCAGTCTGTACCGCTTGCTGTCCTGCAACCTGACCTGCAACCAGTCCTTCGTTGCGACCAATTGCATACGCCCAGTTGATAGCACGTTGCGCAGTTGCTTCGGCATTCGCCAGCGCAGTGTTCAGTGCATCGCGCTGTTCCTTGGTAGCAGTACGCTCTTCAGCAATCGATCTCTTGGCAGCAACAACGGCATCTCGCGTAGCAGTGATCTGCTCCTCAAGCGAAGCAATCGTTTCGGCTGCTGACTGTTGCTCTTCAATTGCCAGTTGAGTCTGCGTTTGCAGACGCGCCTTGGCACGGTTGACCTGACCAAGTCGCTGATCAGCAAGCATGGTCATGGCGTTTAGCCTGCGCTCAAGTTTGCGCACCTCGCTCAGTGCGTTGACGCGCTGCGCAGCAGTCTGTAGATCAGCAGTGCGCTTGGACTTCTCGACCGCAGCGGGTGTGCCGCCTGCGATCTGCTTCTTCAGTTTGTCGATCTTGTCTTTAAGATCAAGGATCTCGTAGTAGTCAGCAACACCAGCCTCGATGATCAAGCCTTGATCACGGGGCGACATGGTCTTCTCACGTTCTGCCTGCGCAGCCCTGCGCTCCTCTTGTTGCCGCTGGAATTCAGCATCGCGCTCGTCTTCACGGGCAAATGAAATCTCAGGCGCTTCAGTTGGATTTTCATTGAACGCAGACTTGATTTGGTTTTCGCGAAACGGAATCCATTGCCGGGGAATACCACCAAATGATTCTCTGGCTTCAGCATCCATTGCTGCTTCATCACTAACAGTTTCGATTCCGTCATAACCCTGTCGCTCAAGATCAGCAATGTAATCACTGATTTCTTTCTCAGTCATTGCATTGAGTCGCTTGCCAAGTCGATTTGCTTCAAGCGCACCCAGTTGAATTGGATTTTTAATTGACAGATAAATCGGATAAACACGACCACCTTCGCCAACTCCGGGTGGCAAAATCTTGTCAAGATATTCTCTGTACTCGCGTGGATACGACCGCGCTTGTTTTCTATTGTCAGCGCGGCTAATCGATACATCTCCAGTTTCAAAACTGTACGTTCCAGATACAGAAACAAGATCATCAAAGATTTCTACATCACGTTTAGAGTTGACGCGCACGATTACATCGCCTACCGAAACAATATCTCCAAATTCACTTTCTGGAATGTCATCAATAATTGAATGTGTTTTTATTCGTGTTGGAATATCGACTGGAGCAGAAACAATTTTGTACTTACTAGTTAGATTTTTCTGTCTCCTAGTAAATGTTGAAGCCTCTGCGTAGGCACTTGCTTCTACTGCGTTTTCGCTAAAGAATGATGGTGTTCTGAAAATGTCCGTGAACTTTCTCCACGTTCCATGAAACACCATGATTGGATTTCCATCTGCATCAACCACTTTGCTATCGCCAAACCACCCTCTCCACTGGGGAGTGAACGATGACAATGGTCGCGGCTCACGGGCAAAGGAGATGTCCGTAATTTCATTGAATGAAATTTGGTTTGCATCGAAGACTAACTCTGATTCGTTCTCGCTACCGCGCATGACAATCATTTCAGGTGTTGCCTGAATAGATATCACAACACGATTTTTGTCTGCAACAGCAGCAAGCCGAACGAATCGTTCAGCAATACCTCTAACTAATGTGCCACTCATTGAACCAACATCAGTTCCGTTTTCCCATTCAGCCAATTCATCTCTTGACATTGATCGGTACAACGGGAACGAATTTCCAAGAACACTTCGTATTGATTCTCTAATAGCAGCAACGTCACGTTCATAATTTGGCAGCAACGAAATCATGTTCTTTGCATCTGGGTCACCCAAATCAGCAATGCCACCACGATGTGCGTCTTCAAATTCTTCAAAGGCTTGTGATGTTTTCACTTCCCAGAATGGCGAGAAGTCTTCGCGACCAAACGACACATCCGAAACAGCCTTGTCTTGGATGGCTACGGCTTCACCGTAATCCTCAACCAGTTGCCCATCATTTGGTTCATACTGTTCCATTGACATTGGATCAAGTGCCATGAACACAACATCGGGTCTACCATTATTGAATGCCTTGAACGTGTCGTAGTTCCAGTCTTCAGGCTTTTCTTGCTCACTAAATTTCAGGCGAGAAGTAGCCTTAAACCCGTGTGCTGCATAAAGGACTGGCAACACCGTATCGAATGCATCAAGTTTCTTTCCGCCAACAGCAGTTGATGCTTCAAGGATGGCGCGTCCGGATTGGTCATACGAAAATACAGATATGACATCGCCGTCTGGCTTGATAGCAAACCCAGATTTGCCATTGATAGCAATGAACAAACGCATACCAACATAATCGTCAGCAGGATATGCAGCAACACACGCGCCAAACTTGTCCTCTGCTTTGAATGCAGACACGGTCTTGTTGAACCATATCGCTGACACCTTTACAGGTGCAAGTTCAACAAACTTTGGCGAAGTCATCCCTACCTTTTTGAAGACGATGCTTAAAGCATCCCCCGGTGTGATTTCAGCAATGTATGGAAGTGAAGACTTCTTGCCGCTTTCGTCTGTTAGTTTCAGAATCCGAGGCTTCGTGCCATTTCCAACGCGCTCGCTTCCATATCGCCAATTTCTTGAATACTCTGAGAGTCTTTGTTGTCTTGCAAACTTGGCTGCTTCAAATTTGGGGGAGAATCTTGCTTGGAGGACGTTGAGAGTTGTGCTTGGGGCTGGCGGGTTCCACGCTTTGGCGATTGAGACTGGAGTGGAGGCGAGGAATCTTGTTCGTTCTGCATCACTGAAAGTGCGAGTTTGGACAGGGACATTGCTAGCGAGTCCACCTGTTCCGGTGTCAGTGACTCCAACCACTTGCTGTGCAAGTCCTGATCCACGTTCTGCTGCTGCGATTGCTGTGTCAAGTTGTCCATCTGTAATTCCTTCGTTCTTCAGGATCTTCCTGATTGCCCCAGAGTAATCCTGACTAGTGACTTTGAGTTTAACACCATGTGACTTGTAGAGTTCCTGTTCCGGATACCAGATCATTGCTTGGAACGCAGCATTTGCAACATCTTCTCCGTAAATTTCACTCACATGGGCTACGGCAAGTTTGACAACCTTACGCAACAATCGGCGTTCGCCACCAGATTTAGGACTATCGCGTGGCTTATCCAAAGATTGGACTATGGACTTTGACGCAAGCACCATCTTGCTTTGGACGCGATCCTTGTTGTCGTAGTCCTTGCGGTTGTCCTTGAAATCCTTTTCATGCAGTTTGATTACTGCACGTGCTAGTTTGACCAGCCCGGAATCATCAGTGGCATTGTTGGCATCATTAATGAGTGCCTGATCAATAGTTGATGGGAAGATTCCATTGGTTCCCTTCTCAGCCAGACTGGCTTTCAACTTCGCAATCTGCTTGTCGTATTTGTTCTGATCAAACGCAGGCAATTTGCCAGTCAATCGACCAATGGTTCGCATGAACCACATATCCATTGTGACTGGATCAAAGTTCCCATCAAGATTGGAATAGAAACCAAAGCCAATTTTTGGTCCGAAGATAGCACTACCAAGCACCATCTCCGACTTCAACTCGCCGCCAATATTCAATCCGGCGTTTGACAATTGACCAGCAGTGAATTGAGTGCGCAAGAACCTGATCATCTGATCCGGTCCGATTGTGCGCAACATCACATTGGCAATGCGGAAGTTGTTCGCTTGCGCACCAGCGTTTTTACCCTTACCAGCAAGTTCAAATTGTCCAATACCAGTAACAGGATCTACCGTCTCTCGATACTTACCGTATTGAACCATGCTGAACGCAAGGTTGTCCTCAACATTCATCGTCTGTGATGTAATTGCCATCGACAGGATGAACGCCATACGCGCCCGTGGATCAGTTTCCAACTCAGGGTATTTGATCGCGGCTTGCGCAAGAGTATTTCTAATAGTCTTGTCGTACCATTGCAATGCTTCGCCAGCACTGTTGATTGCGCCGATTGCTTCAGCAGCCATCAACTTTGCAAGGGTCTTCTGATCTTCTTCCTTGGTGATGTCAAGTATGCGCAGCCCGGACGCAAGTCTGCGTTCGTGGAAGTACTTCACAACATCTGGAACCTTGCCAACCTTGTTAGCAACAAACGCCTTTGTCTTTGGAAGTCCAGTCATCAAGTCGATGACCGTGGCATTGACTTCTTCTTCGGTTAGACCAAGGGATTTGATAGCGTCACCAACCAAACGCCGACCAACCGTGCTCGTTGTCTCAGCAGTTGGACCAGTTTGAACCTGTCCTACTTGAGCAGGCGTAGCCGGACGAACAGGCGCAGGGATAGGCTCAGACAGTTCCCGATCAGCCGTTGGAATGTCACGGGCAAAGTCAACGTCCATGTCCGATGCCCACATCAGCGTCCGCGCCAGTGGGGACAGAGTCGCATCGCCAGTCTTGCCACTGACCGCCTCGATTGCAGCCGACCGGGCGACCCGGTCAACCACCGCCATCGCCGCCAACGACTCCCGACCCATCAGTCCGCTACGTGCCGCCAGTCGCGTCAGGCTGCTCATAGCACCCTTCGCCTTGATGCCTGCCATCGCACGGGCAAAGGCGTTCGCCTCGCCCTCCTGAGAGATTCTGGCGGCTCCAGCACGGGCAGTGTTGGGCGAGATGTCAGAGGTTTTACCCTCCAACGTATCCGCCACGTTCTCCATCTGCGCGAATGCCGCCTCGTCCTGCCGCTCAATCGCGGCTGTCTCCGCGCCCCCGCGAGACACGTATTCCAGTGCCGCGTCATAGACAGGCAGCAACCCAGCCTTGTCCACGAACGCCTGAGCAATGTCAGGGCGGAACATCTGAATATCATGGAACGCTTCTTCCAGTGCGACAGCCCGGACGCGCTGCTGATTGGAAGCAGCGTTCAGGTAGATCACCCCGGGTGTGCGCCGACTATGGAAGCCGGGATTGGAAGACTTCTTGTCAGCAGGCGTGTACCACACGACCTGAGTGCCAAGAGCCTCCATCTCATTGGCGATTTTTTTCCCCCAACGTGGAGCCTTCGTCTCGTTCAGTGCCACGCCACTGCGTGTACCAACGGACGCAAGCACTTCGACTGGGGTAGACCGCACCACCGTAGCAGGCATATCGGAGATTTTCTCCGCGACCGCGCCGTGCTCCGCAGTTGCGATCATGTGATCGGTATTTGCGAGTACCAGTTGTTCATCAAGTTGCTTTGCCTTGTCTTGCAACACCAGCAAAGCAAACTCAGCCTCGTAGATATCTTGGTCAGCAGTTGGACTGGCTGTCCCGGCAGCAGCCTTTGCGTTGTCAAGCACTTCCTGTGCGCCCGTCATGGCAACGTCTACTTCTTGCCGCTCTGCAAGCGTGGCTTCGGCATTTGCAATGATCTCTGCCTTACGGTCAGCAAGAGCCATGACGTACGTGCCGCGCTCGTCCGGAGTCATGCCCTCAATGGTGTCGAGTTTCGCAGCAATGCGGTCGCGCTGTGTTTGTTCTAGACCTTCGCTCCAGTTGGAGCGAGCCTTCATTGCATCAGAGTGGGTCTGTCTGACAATGCGCTCGCGGTCATTCTCTGGACGAAACGCATCGTTGATGTTAACAACAGCCTCACGCACAGCCAAACCGCCACTAGAAGCAGCACCACTAGCACCACCAGAAACGGAAGCAACCGCCATACTATAAAGAGAGTCACTGACATCCTTGCCTAACGGTGCGTAAGTAAATGGCGCGTTTGCCATGCCAGCAAAGAATTCTTCGCCTGCTTCTTCAAGACCAGAAATGCCTGCAACCTGAGCACCTCGATAGATGAACCCCGGAGTGAAGTTCATCACGCCTTGATTAGCAGCAGTGAATGCCCGACCAACAGCAGATCCACTACGGCGGACAACCTCTGTTGCCGCCTTGCCTGCGCCAGACTTAGCAAACTTGTTCGTTGCAAACTTAGCAGCCGATGACGTACCAACACGCCCCGCAACCTTGCCGATGAACTTTGCGCCAAACGCCGCACCACCCGCTTCAGCAGTGGTTTCAATGATTGCGCCGATTTCAGCGCGTCTGCCCATTTCAATTGGATCAAACTCTGAAAGCGTTTCACCCGCCAATGCTTGGTCGTAACGCCGCTGCTCAAGTTCATCCATGTACGACAATTGGCTATTGGTGTACGAAGCCATTGGAGTATAAACTTGTGATGCCAACATCATTGGCAACAACGATCCTCCAGTGACAAGCGTTCCAGCCGTGACAGCCATTGAAGGCAACGACTGACCAATGCCACGCGATACGTCTCCGGCAAATCCTTCTTGTTGCCCTTCAGCCAAACCTTGTTGGGTTCCCCTCAACGCAATGATCTCAGATTGCAAGTCTTGTGGAGATGCAGTCAGACCAGAGCCAGTAGGCTCGACAGCCATAGACAACTGCTGCGCCAAATTGCGCTTTGTCAAATTGCTAATAGCAACATCGTATTCAGTCTTCGGCGGATTCAACCAATCAGCAATTACCGCTGCTGGTTTCATCAACGACTGGATGAATTCTGCTCGCAATGACGGCGTAGCAATTACCGCAGCAGCCTGACTCATGTTCTGCTGCGTACCACGCGCAACCTCACGCAGATTCAAACCCGCCCACGATGTGTCTGGCATCATGGTTTCAAACTTGTTTGACTCAGCCGCTGATGCAATCAGATCCTGATCAGCAGTTGAAGACCCCGGCGCGGTATCCTCACCAGTCATCAATGCATATGACTTCTCAAGTGCTTGACCTAGATAATCAGTGATATCAACACCGTCACTAGGCGGTGTTGGAGCAGCAGAAATTGGCTTGGCTAGGATGCTCGACCAATCATCAAGGGTTTGTTGTAATGAAGTCATTTAGTTTTTTGGCTTTAACCTTGCGACGATGCCACGCCATTGATTGAGCATATTGTTTGCAAGCATTCCCTTTGCGCGGAACAGACGTTCGGTTGTCGTGTTTACGTCATTGACAATATTGCCAGTATCGTCCATTGAAATACCAGCCTCTGCTGCAAGTGATCGAATCTGTGCTTCGGTTTCATCTTGAGGAGAAGATTGCTTTGGTTGACTACTAGGTGATGGCTCTGCGTTACTAGTTGCTTCCTGCGCATTGCGCTCTGCCTGTGCAGCCTTTGCCTCTTCGGGTGTCAAACCAATTAACACATCCACTTCAGCAAGTTTGCGTTGAACATTCGCAAGTCTTTCTTTTGCTCCCGCTTTGTTATTAGCAGCATCAGCCCTTAAACGCTCAAGCATGGCTTGTTGTTTAGCAGGTTCAAATTGCGCTTGAATTCTTGCGGTTTTCCCACGCGCTTGCGTGAGTCCAGTATTAGCCTGTTTCTGTGCTAGTTCAGCCTCCGACATTTCTGGCGCATACTCAGCACGATTTGCTCCAAACAATGCACGTGCTTCCGTTTCAGCAATCTTGGCTTCGGTTTGACGAGTAGCCTGCTCGCGCTCCTGCTGACCGCGCTGCATCTGCGACATCGTCCCACGGATCTGCTGCGCTTCAGGTGCTTGATTTCCAGCAACCTGATTAGGCTGCATCATCGGTGGCGGACTCATTGATTGCAGGCGGCGATCAAGCGCATTGGAAACCATCGCAATGTCAGCCTGACCAAACGGCATTGACCAGCCGATCTCGCGGCTGATAGCCATTGATCGTTGCATCAAGAATTGAATCTGCTGCGGACGAGGCAACTGAGCAATGTTCTGATAGCCGACATCATTGATAGTTGTATCGGCAAGATCGTCAATTGCGCCGGGGTTGGACTGACTGGCGTACCACGATGGGAAACTAGCAGTGCGCCGAATCCCGCCAACTGGTGGAGCCAACAATGCAAAGCGATTGGTGCTTGCCTGCTTACGCCGCAAGTCTTGAAGATATTGCGCCTTGAACTCGTCAGGAATTGAATCATCATCCATGATTCCTTCCGCCTGAGTAGTCATTATTTCGTTCTTGTTCTTTGCCCAACTCTCTGCCTGCGCCTGTCCAACCTGCAATGAAGTCTGGTCGGCAACTTTTGCCATCTCGCGCATGACTTGTCGGTCACCCGCCTTGAACTTGTCGTACATCGACTGAACCATCGAGTACGTACCGCGTGGGTCGTTCTCCATGTTCATCGCCGCGTAGTCCATGAAGCCCGGTGCTGCTGTTTCCAATTCTTGCGCCATCTTCTCGACCGCAGGCATGAGCCGCTGAGACTCCTGCTGATTGCGCATCTGCTTCGCCATCGCAATACGCGCCTGTGCGCGAGTCTGCAAGCCAGCCGACCACTGCTCCTGTGACATCCGGACGGCTTGACGCTGACCGCGCTTGTCAGTAAATAGCGCAGCCGGAGTTCCATCAGGCAACACACCAAAGTCCAAAGCCTCTAGACCCGTGTAGAAACCATTGGTCAGCGCAGCATCGACACTTTCATACGTGCCGTACGGCGCAATCTGCTTTGATCCACGGTGATCGAGCGCAGCCTTCTTGAGCAACTCGTCATCCATCAGTGGATCAGGTTGCTGCTGCGGTTGTGCTGGACGCATGAACCCATCGGCAGCAGGCGGAGCCATGCCCTCGTCCGGTCCGATCATTGGACTCTCTGGACTAGGAGGTCCCATCAGTTCCGGTTGAGTCATTGGACTTGGCTTTGGTAGTTGAGACATTATGACATTCCCATAATCTTGCGAACGCGATCAGCCGCTGTAGTTGGTGTTGGTGTTAGTGAGAAGCCGGGTTGGAATCCAAATGGCTCTTGTGTTTCAGCAGCATTGGCTGCTTTCGGAGCAGTCAACCCGACCGACAAGCCTGACAGGTCTGGAGCCTCCATGCCGACAGCACGATCAGCCTGCGAGCGGTAGATGTCTTCCTTGGTCTTAGCCTCAGACTTTGACTTTAAGTCTTCTTGAGTGCGATCAAAACGTTGTTGCTCTGATTGCATGGCGTTGTTCAACTGCTGTTGCATTGGTCGAGATGCACCCAAGAACCCACCAGCCAACGAACTGTATTCATTGCCGGGTCGATAGGCTTGGATACCGCTTGCTACACCCACAAGGAAGTTGCCAGCAAATGTCTTAGCACCCGTCAAGAATGAATCCCATCCAGATGGAGATGGTGGAGTTAACGACTTACCAACCCCCTTCGATTGAACAGGAAAGTTAGACAGGACTTGCATTCCAGTACCCATACCAAACATTGTGTCTTCAGCCATAGTTTGTTCCTTATCCGAGTGCTGCGCCTGCAAGTTGACTGCCGACCATTCCACCTATTGGACCACCAACAAGTGTCCCGGCGGCTCCAGCAGCCGCGCCAACAAGCGCACCACCAATTTGATTACCAGAGTTAATGCTTGCCTGCGCAGATGCCATCTGCTGTTGATATGTTCCAGAGATCGCAGCCGTGCCAAGTTGCTGACCAACGTTGTACCCAGTTTGCTGGGTCTGAAGAGCACCTTGCGTGTATCCCTGATATTGATTGCCCAAGTAGTTTGCACTACCAAGACCAGCACTCAGCAGCGACTGGTTGGTGTTCGATGACATATTTGCCAGCGAGTTGGCAGTGGACTGTTGAGCAGCAGCAAGGATCTGAGCGTATTGCTCGTTCACCGCGCCAGCCTGCAACGCGCCTTGACGGGCAACCGCCTGCGTCTGAGCCTGACCAAAGGTGGTATTCGATAGCCCCATCATCAATCCCTGCGCCGTGGATTGACCAACCGCCTTATCAGTGGACTGTTGCAGCAAGGCAAGCGTGGAGTCGCGACCAGCCTGCAAGGTCTTGTACGACTCAGCGGACGCAGCACCAAACGCAGCGCGGGTCTGCGCAGCGGAATCGGCGTATTGCTTCACCGCATCGTTGTACTGCTTGGAATAAACGTCAGCGTTGTTTGCTCGCTCGTCCTCAAACTTGTTGATTAGCGCGGTGTAGTTGCCCTCTTGAAGAGTGCGTTCGGCTGCGTAAGCCTTCTTCATCTTCTTCGTAGCCTTGCGCATTGCCGTCTCGCCGCCAAATAGGTTTCCAAAGAGTCCCATTAGTATGATCCCTTCACGTTCTTGGTATGCGTCATCGGGTCGATAAGCGCAGCCATGCGCTCGATAGCCCAAGGAACACCGTAACTATCGATGCGAGCAAAGACTGCTTGATCGCGGATGCGGCATCGAAGCGCGTCATTGCGACCAGATTGCAATTCACCAATCTGGATAGAGTTGGTGTTGGTGTACGTTCCGCTGCTTACAACGATGCGCGGAGAAGGAGATGAACCCGGAAGGTTTGGCAATGGGAGCGCAGTTGGAATATTGCTCCCGTAAACATAAACACCACCGGGAGTATCAACAGATGTCTCCGGCAATGATTCATCGCGGATAAACAACGTTGCAATAGTGCTTATATCAACTTGATTTTGAATAACCCAAGTATTATTTGGAGCAACTCCCAAGTTGTAAATCCGGTTGTCGCCAAATGCATATGTTCGTACCGTTGAATCAGTGATCAACGTATCGAGGGTGGTGTAAGTATGGGGAGCAAGTGACTCTGGATAAGCGTTGTCAATGCCCTCTGTAAATGAGGGGCTAGACGGATTTTGCAGACCAAACTCATACGGACTTTCTGCGTCCCAAATGTATGCAGTTGCCACAGCGGATGTCGTTTGAATGTATGCAGTAGCAGCAGGAGCGACTTCTAGTTGTGCTCCCCAAACCGCTGCTCCAATAACGCCATTGCCAGTCTGACCAGTCAGAATTGATACGTCTCCACTGACGGTATCTGAAGGTGCTTTTCCAGTTACTTCAACGCGCCACCAATTATTTGGATAAGACGTAACGCGTGTAGAAACATTTGTCCATACGTTTCCAGAATTTAGAACAATACTAGAGGTTAGTGTTTGTTCAGAAAACTCAGCAACTAAAGCGCGATCAGAACCACCAGCATTCCTGGACCGAATCATGATGTCAGTTTTGGCTGTTGATCCAATTGATTTAATCCACGCTGAATATGTGTAAGTAGTTGTCGGACTAATTGCAACGCTTTGAAGCGTGTACGCATTTCTAACCGTTGCGCCAAGGTTCCAAATTAATGTTTCTGCTGTTGTTGTTCCATCGGGAGCAATGACATTATTTGGAGTAAACAACGTAACGCCACCCAAACTCCACGGAGATGTTGTTAACTCTTGTGAACGCAACAATAGGTTTGTCCGAGAATCATCAGGAACTCCGCCATCAAGAACCACAGCCGGGAACGATGGGTCATACGTGACCGTGACGTTGACGATTGCTTCACCGATTGCCTCCTCTGCTGTTTGACCAGACAGAATGGATAGGAATGGACCAGTCAATCGAACGTTCGGCGTATTGAAATCTTTTTCTTCCTGCGGCTCATCCATCGTCAGTTCAACACGCATATCGCGCAGCATTACCTGAGACAGATTCGGAGATACAACCGGACCAATGGTCAATGAACTGACAATCTTCTGCGCAGCAGCCTGATTGTTGTCTACTGTAAAAGGGCTACCTACTCCTTTATAACCAGTAGCCGCTTGACCATCTACACCCGATGTCAAGTTGCGATCAAACCAGCCAAGGTAACCGTCTTCGCTGCCAAGAGCCAGCACTGGTGATCGAGCATCACCAAACGGGAACTCGCCAATGCATGATGGTGCTTGGAAGGATGTCCAACCCGTGCGGATTGCCCAGAACGAATCTGTAGCCTGACTGTAAACAAGATGCGTACTGCTCGATGGCAAGTCAGTGCGCGACAGAATGCAATAGATGTTCTGGATTTCAGGGTCAAACCCAAGCGAGCAATTCAACTTATCAAACTTCTGTGATTGGAAGAATGAATCAAGCCGACCACCAGTAATTCGACCAGACTGAGTCACTTGGAATTCGTTCGGTCGGACGCGATACAAGCCATCCTGCGCCATGATGTACACCGTCTGCGCGTCAGACACACACCACGCCTTGGCAGAGACAATGCCGACTGATCGCGACAACTCAATCATGCGAGCCTGCGTGTCAAATACAGGGTCAGCGGATAGATAGGTCATCGTGTGCCGACCAGCAAACAGCAGCCCACTCTCTGCCATTGGGATCAGCGCAACAATTGGTTCACCGGGAATGGAAAACTTGGTTGACAAGTTGCCAGCGACAGCATCGTCAGATGTTGACCCGGGAACCCAATCGTCAACGTCATTGATCTTGCTAAGGAACCAGTTGTTGGGTGACGGAGTGAAGCCGCTCAACGCTAAACGACCACCAAAGCGAACTAGCAAACTTGCACGTGCGCCTGCTTCTGCTCCAGCCTTACCAATGCTGCTTGCATTTGATGATGGCTTAATGGTCATCTCTGGACCACTAGTGATGAAACTAGTTCCAACGGTATTTCCATTTCCACCAGTCCGAGTCGTTGCTATCGCTGCTCCAGTAGCAACAACCGGATCTCTTGTCAACACAAATTCATATGGAGCAGTTGCGCTAACAATTTGTTTGACATAGAACGTTTCCTGAAATGTGTAATTAGTGATGTTTCCACCACCAGCAGGAAATGATCCAGTAACAACGATTGGATTTCCAACCACTAATGTTGCAACATCTGATTGAAAATGCCCAGTCGTATTGTGGACAACTACGTTTGATAAGACTGTCCCCCAGAACTCAACACGCATGGATGCTGTATCAAGGGTTATATTTATCCTTCGGTATTTTTCACCATCAGCAAAGTAAGCGTAGTTACCAAAGATCGCAACAGAAATGTCTTTAGTGTCATCTAACTTTGATGTTGATGCCGCATATGCAATAAGGTTTGGCGAGGTGTTACCCGGATCAATGATGTATACCTCACCGCCTGCAACAACTACGCAGCGTTGTGTGAGTTCAGTTGATCCACCACCAACAACAATATATGCGTCAGCGCGGACAATCGCTTGCACCCTGCGCGTAACAGTTGGACCAGTGTCATTGAACTCAAACGCGCCAAGCAATGCCCTGCGCTGACCTAGCCGCTGCTTCCCTTTGTACGGGTCATATGGGAGCACGTTTATTGAATCGAGCGTAAAGCCCGGAGGCAATGAAGCGTATGCACTGTCAACGTGCAAGCCGCGTGAAGGAAGGGTGATTGGTAGATATGGCATTATGCAGTTCTAATTGCCTGAAACACAATACCTAATCCACCGGGAGGACACGCAACAGACCATGTTCCAGCAGATGGAACAAGGTGATATCTACTACCGCTAGAAAACGTTGTCCATGTCACTGTAGAACTTGCATTATTTGAAACATATGTAAATGTTGGAGCACCACCGGATGTCAGCGCAAGTCTTACAGCGGTACTCCCAGCAACTACTCCAGTAACGATAGTTCCACCTACGGTGTAATTTCCGTCCGTAGAATTGGTCGCCATTCCGATATACATAATCTCTCTAAATGTAACCCCAGCAACTTGCGTATCGACATATGACTTGTGGGTTAAATCACTTGCGTTGGTTGGAACGCCATCACAACGAATGGTTGTAGTTGCACTACCAGCAGCATTTGTTCCTGTCCATACAAGATCACTAGCAGCAGCACCAGTTGTTGGAGAAACTCTTAAATACGGGCTTGAATTCAAATAGATTTCAGTAAGACCAACAGTTCCTGACCTAATACTTCCAACCGTAAACTTGTTTGCTGGTGTTGCAGCGGAAACTTGTAACAATCCATTTACAACAGTAGTTTTTAGTTGAGTAGTACCAGTATTTACTGATAAAGCAGTTCCGGTTCCAGCAACATTTGCAGCCACTATTCCAGTCACTGTTAAATCAGTAGAAACAGTAGTTGTCACTGTTCCAACACTGACGCGATCTGCTCCACCAGTAGTAACAGTTAAGTTGTTTGCTCCAGTTGAGTAGATACCCGTGTTTGCTGCGGCTGCAAATCGCAACGATGGCGTAGTAACCGCGCCAGCAGGAATAGTCAACGTCCCTGTCAGGGTTAAGTTGGTAATTGACAGGCTTTCAGTAGCACTCAACGTATCAAGACGTTTCCATGCGGTCCACGCTGATGTAGTAGCGCGAGCACGAATAAATCGTTTGCACGGTGTCAACGATGTTGTCAACTCTTGAATAACAATAGTGCTAGATGGAACAGTAACCAAAAGAATAGAACTGCCATCCGTTGTAGTGCCATTAAAATCTGCTGCTGGTGGTGCGTTTGTATAAGTGACTCCGGTTAACAGTGCGTAACGACCCTGCACGTACGAGTTGTCAAGGTTAAGTCCAGCATCAACTGGCAACTCTGGATAAGTTGCGTTGACGTATGGAAGCGTGGTCCACGGATTTGTCCCATCGCCAATCTTGAACGCCGTCTTGCCAGTGTCCGTGACAAAGCCGAGTTCGCCAGCAACAAGAGTAGGATCAGCAGTAGCCCATGCCGTTGCAGTTCCGCGCCGAATTTGCATCTTGATCGCCACTGGTAATCCTCCTCTTGTATTAGAACTGCTTCTTGCTGCGCAGGTAATACCCTGCACCAACGCCAACTACCAACGCCAAGCCAACTGCCCACACGCTGCCGATGAATGAACTTAAGTCTGCGAGAATCATGGTGTCTCCTTTACAGCCCGAGCGTCCTTGAACGCCGCGTTGAAGTATGGATCAGAGGCTCTTCGGGCTGCGATAAATTCGCGAGCGTTCTCTGGTTTGTCAGGATCAAGCATATTCGCCGCTAACTCCGCTTCCTGTCGAGGCTTGCGTGGAATCCAGCCAATCGCAATTCTGATAGCAGTACCCAAACCTGTCTGGAACAACAAGATCACTAGTGCTATCGCAACTATCGATACCGCTATCCAACCTGCTAGCACCATCCAAGCCGGAGTCTTGTCCTCCACGAACGGCAGTTCCGCATGGATCCCTGCCGCCAACCCATCGATCCGGGTCGCGCCTGCGACCACCACCGTGTCTCCTGTCGCCTGCCCGTGCTCGATGAGCAGTTGAGCCTCAGCCCGGATCTCGTTGCTGCTGGCACTGATACGGGCTACTGGGGAGCAACCTGACAGCAACAGCGCGGCAATGAGAACCGCTTTGGTCATCGGATTTCCATGCGCTCCAGCCGCTTCTCGACCTGCGAGACGCGCTCGCCGATCACACGGATCTGCGCACTAGCATCCGCGTTGCGATCCTTGATCAGGTTGATGTCACCAGCAATGGTTTCCAATAGGCGTTGCTGGCGATCATCGGACTCCAACCGCCGACCAACGTAAACGACCGCGCCAAGAATGAGGAGGATGGTCAGAGTCAACTGGGCTTTTTCCAGATTGAACAGTTTGGTTGTGGATTGGGGACTCATGTATTTAATTGCAAACTCAAGGCGAGAGGTTTGGTGGTGATGGGTTAATAGGAAAGAAGAGCGGAAACCAACCTTCCGCAAATAAATTTATAACCCGCTTGGTTTAGATGGTTACGTTCAGTCGATGCGTTTGCAAAATATGTTCCTACCGAATCGCCAGCCAACAATTCAGCATAACTAGCAAGATTTTTACCATCGTAAATGTTATAAATGTTTGTTAGTGTTGCTGCTGATGTTCTGTCCGCAGCATCAGAATCTGGCGTGTCGTCTTGATGACTGACCAAACCAACAAAAGCAAGATCAGACATCGGATATCCCAATGCCGACCATTGCGTTTGACAAGTATTCCTAAACGACTTAGCAGATGTAGCCCACGGATTTACTCCGGTATTCAAACCACCTTGAATCATTACAATAACGCGACCAGTGCCAGTGCAAGAAATTTGTCGCTCTCTTGCTTCTTTCATATAGGCTTTAATTACAAGTGCCGCGCCTGCCGCATCTGCCGAAACGGTGTCCATATTTGCGCCACCGTAATGGCATATTGATTGAACGGCAAATCCCTTTATTGGTCGAGAAACTGATTGCAAAGCAAGTGCCATAGGACCAGTAATAGAAGCGGTGGCATCTGCTGTAATGTCGGCGTAACCAAATTTACTTGCTGCTGTTCGCGTTGCTGCTGTAACTGTTTTGGTCGCTACTTTCCATTCCCATGTGGCTTGATTGCAATTCGTAACTACTGTAGATCCAATAGCAGAATATGGTGCGCCATCTAATCGAGCGATTAAACGCAGCGTTCCCATTCCGGGACCAGCACCATAAACCACTCGATACCGGAGTTCAGAACTCAGCCACGATAGAACAGGATATGGTGATGCTTCGTCATACAAAGAAATACCACCGTTCCAATCGCACCATGTGCCTGTTGGAATGTAACCGTAATTAAACGGAGCCGCATTCGGTTGAAACAATCCGGAAGAACGAGACAGAAGCGCATACAATTCCGGTGAATTTGCCGCGCTTCCAATTTGTAAATTTACAGTACTTCCAGTTGTTCCAGCGGGCGTATTTATGACCGTGTCATTGATGTACCCAAAACTATTAAAGAATGAATTTACACCGTAAAAGGTTGCACTTTCCCGGCTGAATACTGGGACAATTGGAGTTGCGTAATCTACTGCGTTTCTTTGTTGGAGCGCAAAATTAAGCCCATCGCACCAGCCCCATCCATTTTTGTTGGTGTTGCTATCTCCGGCAATAAGTATGTCTACCGAGTCAATACCAGAAAGTGCATCTCGTAAGAATTGCCCAGCGGAGACGGGCGTTGCTGTATTAAATGAATACTCTGTTGGGATATAGACACGCTTCAGTGCTGTTCCATCAGCAACCGCTGCATTGTCCATTAAGGTTACTGAGTATTCAGATGTACTGACCGCGTTTGACAACACGCCAGCAGTTGCTGAAACACCAAGAAGCGTTCCGGAACTAACGGTGGCGTTGACCAATACCTTTGCTTGGCAGATGCCGCCAAACTGCACCTCCACCTCGCGACCGTTTGCTCCTGCGCCTGCCATCAAGCCCGTGACTACGCCAAGGTATCCACTGTTTCCACTTTCAAGAGTGGTTGCCTTGCGGATGCAGTTGAACACGTAGCCAGTATTCGCAGCCTGCTGTGGGTCAACGACCGCGCCAGCGTGGATAAACGAAGTAATGACAAGATCGCCAATAGCAAGCGTTCCGCCAGACTTATTCACGCAGGTAACGGCTGTTCCTACTGGTTGAACGCCAAGACGATTCTGAACTGGAGCAAATGTCATAGTGGTTCCTTAACTGGGATTGGGAACGGTGTTTGTCATTACAAACCCGCCGTTATTTCGATAGTTGTTTGTCCAAACGTTTGGTCGCAACTGACCAAAGTGTGCTTGCAGCATCCCGTCCTTGCGCTGCGCTGTGCCAAAGAGTGTTCCAGCCTCAATCTCTGCAAGACGCTGCGACTGCTGCCCATCTTCATACGACTCTGTGATCGCCCGGACGTAGAGAACGAGCAAAGCCTCTAGATAAAGTGGGATTGAAATGACATCCGTAGGCAAATTAGCAGTCGATACACGCTGCCATCCAGTGCGATACGTGATCTTGATCTTGTTTGCTTCGGTACTTTCAGGAGTTGGATAGATTTGCAACTGATACGACTGTGTAGGAGCGAGATTCGTAGGCACAACAGCCTTCACGTACCCCCGCGTACCGTAACTGTCAAAGTCAGACGAACGACTGTTCTCTATTTCGTCCTGATTAGTGATCAAGAGTGGCAATGTCCCACACCAAGCGGCAATGAGTTCAGAAAAGTCAGCAGGCAGCCCCACGTATGGCTGGGCTGCAACCGTTGACAGCATTGCGGTGGCTTGCCTGAACGTCCACTGGTAGCCAAACAGATGCTCACCAGCCTGATTGATGATCTCAGCCTGTCGTTCTGCGACAGTCTGACCAGCGGCAGTCGATGGGCGACCACCGATGGCAAGCAACACATGGTTCGTCAGGTCTTTGTAGTAAAGCATTGAAATCCACTGGACGGGTTTAATGAATCATCAAACGCTCTAACTGCGGAACCAATATTGAAGCGGGATAAAGACGCGGCGTTGTCCTGTTGAAGCAGCAGAAACTGTTTCCATAAGAACTGCTGCTGCTTGTAAACCAGAACCAACACTTCCTAGATCAACAAACGATCCAGCAGTATCGCCGGGTTCAAGCAATGCACCAACAACCAATGCAGCACTTGAAATAACCTTTGCGGTGACAATCCCACCAAACTGAACAGTCACGGTTTTACCAATAGTGCCATCAGTGCCAGCCAAACTAGTAACGACTCCAATGTAACCATTGAAGTTTGCAAGATTGCCGTCTGCTGGAGCAACGGAGTTGAAGACATACAGCGGGTCATATCCCAAACTTGGATCAACAACGACACTGCCATGAAGAAACGAGGTGGCAACAACATCGCCAACTGCAACAGTTGCAGTGCGGACAACACACTGTGCCGTGTAACTCATGGGCTGTACGCCAAGAGTATTAGCCGATGGAGTAAATTTCATTTAATGTCCTCGTTGATCAGCATTGAAATCCACTGGACGGGTTTCCCCGTCCAGTGGTGATAGTGTTTACAGAATTACGCGGTGGTTCCGTCAATCGGACTATTGAACAGAAGCACTGGAATGTTTCCAGTCGCAGCAGCAGTCACTGCGCCAAGTGAAAGAGCAACAGAAGTGTCAGGAGCCGTTGAATCGGCTTCATTACCAAGGCGACCAGCGGTATCCGACAAGAACAACTTGCTGCCGATGACCACGTTGTTTGTCACCGCAGCAACAAGTGCAGTTGCAACTCCACCAAACTGCACCTGCACAGCCTGACCCGTTACACCAGAGTTGCTTTGCGAAGACAACCCAACAACAACTCCAAGATACCCAGCGTTCTTGTGGCTTCCATCGCCAGACGTTGCATTGACATCTCCCTCTGCCAACTTTACGCAGGAGAATGGTGAGAGTTCAAAACTTGTAGGCGTTTCGGCTGGTGGATAGATAACGCCAGTGTGGTTAAACGAAGTAATAACAACATTGCCAACCACCAAAGCGGTTGAGTCTTTATTGATGCATCGGACAACAGCACCAACAGGCTGAATTCCGATTGTTCCCATGTTTGGAGCAGTAATCATATGAGTTTCCTTTGTGAGAGAAGGGGGTGGGATGACCCACCCCCCATTGTGTTAGGCGACAGCGATAGGAGCAACGATTCCGTGACGCTGACGGCTGTTGCAGAACACGTTCCACCAGCAGTCAACAGGCTGAACCCAACTAAACGGCTGATTAGGATGACGCATGACATCATGCTTCTTCATGTAGCGAGTCGAGTGATAGATAGGCGTGATGTACTGACCGTTGACGAACCAGAATCGAGCACCCTTATCAATGGTGTTCAATGCAAATTCTGTTGAGTTAGCAAGAACAGTATCTCCGTTGCGACCAGCCAAGGTATCAAGCACTGTCGATCCGGCAGCGACAGCAGGATAAATTGCAGCCGTATCCATATTGGCACAGTACTCAACAGGAATACCACTGAAAGTTGGCGTGTTGTACGCCGAATCCTGCTGGCTTACCAACATATTGTTGCTGGCTCGCAGTGATCGCTTGTAAAGGTTCATACCTTCCTTTGAGCACAAGATCATCTGACGATTGAAGTTCGTCTCTTCAAAGTACTGCTTCTGAGTCAGAGGAGACTTGAATTGAACCTTCAAGAACATATCGTCAAACGCGCCAAACAGGCTAAACACATTTCGAGCAATCGATGCGTTTGCATTGTGACCAGTGTAATCACCAGCAGCCATTGGACTTGCTGCGTCATTCGCTGTTCCTGTCTTCTTATAGAACGAAATTTGATTTGACCAGCGAGGGTCATTTGCTGGGTTAATGCCCAAGATATTTGGAGCACTTGACTGTGTTGCAAGCCATGCCGAACCACCGCGCTCACCAAAGGTGAGATCAGTGTTAACAGTTTCAGTAATGAATGCAGGAAGCGAGTACGGCTCCTTGCCACCATTTTCCATGTTGTTGTAGTTATTGAAGGCTGATGCCCACAAATCGTTTTCCATGCCGTTGAGCATGGAAGTCCACATACGCATTTCCTTGATGCGCTTCACGCGCTTGTACATGACCTTGGCATCGCCTTCGTTCAGTTCGATTTCCTGATCGGTCCACGACATATGGTCCATGCTGAAACGCCAAGGAGCGGTCAGCGTGTCGGTCACCTGTGGATTGCTCCAAGTGAATACTTCATTTGGCTCATACTTGCGGTAGGTGGACGAATCGTCAAAGACGATGACATCCTTGATGGAAGTACCACCCTGAACAGTCGTTTCGCTTGCCTTCTCCCGGAGGAGACGCGAGAGAACGTAGTTGTTCTTGACGGCTTCGTTGATAACGGCATCCGCACTCTTCAGATAAGAAGGTCCGGTTGACTGCATGAAGTCATTGAATTGTGTAATTGAAGGCATAGCCTATTCCTTTAACGTTTAGTGCGGGACGAACGATTGTGCGTCCCAGAAATGATTTGATCAAGAACATCATCGTCAGCATCGCGAACAGGAGCCTTCACAGGCGGACTTGACGCACGTGGCGCGGTTGGCTGTGAGTTCTTGATCGATGGTGCAGACGTTTTGGTTCCAACTAGTTCCGTGTAGGCGGCTCGCGTGAGTTCATCAATGCTTGCGTACCCACCCGGCTTCGCCGCACCCATTGCAGACATCTTCGCTACGACTACGTCAAAGGTTGGAGCCTTCGCCCCATACTGAACACGTATCGAAGCATCCGATGCACGGGCTTCGGCAAGCAGCATTCTTTCCTGCATCTGCTGCTGTTGCATCTGGAAGGCTGATCGGACTGGCGCAACAACGTCTTCGCCATACATTTCCGCCATTTGCTCAAACGGATCAGCCGCTACTGGAGCAGCATTCGCAGGCTTGTTAGCCTCGACAGCCGCATCCGGTGATGACTTCCCTTGAGCAAGTTGCTCCTCCATCTGCTTCACTCGACCGCCGTATGAATCGACATCCTTCTGTCGCTTCTCAGCCTTTGCAGCCCATTCGGCTAGCACGGCATCGGAAGCAGAAGAAATGATTGCATCCGGTACGCCATCTCTTTTTAGGATCTTGGCGACCACTTCACGGTCAAAGGCGGGTGTGGATGGCTCAGACTCAGGAGCGGTCGTAGACGAATCTACATCGGCTTCATCGTCATCGGATTCCACACTTCCAAGCAATGCATCAAGTATCGAATCCTCGTCATCTGGTTGTGATGAGTCAACTTCGATACCAGTGTCTTGCTCCGTTGTCCCG